AGCGAGCTCGAAAAGGCGCAAACCGCCGCTCAGGCGGCTGCCGCCGAGGCTGCCACAGCGAAGGCGGAGGCGCTTCGGTGGCGCATCGCCGCTAAGCACGGCATCAGCGACGAGGACGCGGAGACGTTCCTCACCGCTGGCGACGAAGAGTCCCTGACTCGGCAGGCAGAGCGCCTGTCCGCGATGGCCCAGTCGACAACCCCGACACCAAAGCCCGACCTGACACAGGGCGGGCAGGGCGGCACGCCGCCTGCTCTCAACTCCGACGCGCTTGAAGAGGCGCTGAGGTCCAAACTCGGCATCTTGTGATGCCGCAACTGTCCTAGGAGGACGTCATGGCGATCACCGCCGCAACCAAGACCTCCGACTTCTCCGGGTTCCTGACCCGCGAGCAGTCCGAGGCGATCTTCGAGAAGGCCGCCCAGCAGTCCGTCGTGCAGCGACTGGCGCGCCGCGTCCCGCTCGGCATCAACGGTCAGTCCATCCCCGTCGTCACCGGCAAGGTGAGCGCTGGGTGGGTCGCTGAGGGCGCGCAGAAGCCCGCCTCGCAGGGTTCCATCGCGCTCAAGACGATGGACCCGAAGAAGCTGGCCGCGATCGCGGTCGTCTCCGCTGAGGTCGTCCGGGCCAACCCCGGCGGCTACATGGACCTGCTGCGTCCGCAGATCGCGGAGGCCTTCGCCGTCGCGTTCGACGCGGCCGCGCTGCACGGCACCGCGTCGCCGTTCACGACCAACCTCGACACCGGGTCGTCCACGCAGGAGTTCACCGGCACGGCGCCGGCGTTCACCGCGGTCTACACCGACCTCAACGCCGGTCTGGCCACGCTCGTCAACGCCGGCAAGAAGCCGAACGGTTGGGCCTGGGACTCGCGCATGGAGCCGGTGTTCAACGGCGAGCGCGACACCGCAGGTCGCCCGCTGTGGATCGACTCGCCCGCGGTCGAGACCAACGCGCCGCTGCGCGAGGGTCGCCTCTTCGGTCGCGCCTCCTTCATGGGTGATGGTGTGTACGCCGCCACCCCGAAGATCTACGGCTACCTCGGTGACTGGACGCAGGTCGCGTGGGGTGCCGTCGGTGGCATCTCCTACAAGGTCTCCACCGAGGCGGCGGTCACGATCAACGGCACGCTGGTGTCGCTGTTCGAGAACAACCTCGTGGCGATCCTCGCGGAGGCCGAGTACGGCTTCCTCGTCAACGACGCTGCGTCGTTCGTCAAGTTCACGAACGCGGCCTGATCATGGCTGCACGCAAGCCCGTGACGACCGACGCCGTGGCCGAGGTCGAGGACGTCGAGGTCCAGTCCGTTGAGGACCGGATCGCTGAGGTCGTCGAGAACACCGACGAGTCGATCGTGGCCGAGGTCGAGGACGTCGACTACGTGAAGGTCAAGAGCCCGTTCGGGGCGGTGTCGACGGTGCCGAAGGGCATCCTCGAGCCGCTGCTCGACTCGGGCTACGTCAAGAGCAAGTGAGGGAGGTGGGGACGTCATGGCTGTGACACCGCAGGATGTGGCGATCGAGCTCGGCGTCCCCACCCCTTCCGTCGCTACCGGGCAGGCGGCGCAGTGGTCCTCATGGATCGCTCGCGCTGTCCGTCTGGTGGAACGTCGAGCGGCTGCCCTTGGCGTTGACCTGGCATCCATCCCCGCCGATGACGTGGACAGCGTTGTCGTGCGGGCTGTGGCGGCACATGTGCGTCGCCCAGATGATGCGACGCGGGTTGAGGTGTCTGTGGATGATGGGCGCACGGCTCGCACCTACCGCTCCAGCGACGGCGAGGTCTCCATCAAGGACCGATGGTGGGACGAGCTCGGGTTGCTCGACGCCCAGGATGCTGAGGCATACAGCGTGCAGGCCACGTTCGAGCCTGACGTTGTTCGCCCTGATCTCTGGTGGCCGTGATGCTCGGTGACGACATTGCCCGCGCTCTGCCTGAACTGCGAGCCCACGCCGAGTCGATGATGCGCGACACGTGCACCGTGGAACGCCACACTGGCAACGGCGTCTGGAACCCGTCGACGGGCCTCTACACCGACGACGCTCCCACGGTCATCTACTCCGGCCCGTGCAGGGTGCGGAACATGCTGCCCAACCCGCAGCAGGCCGATGCTGGCGAGGCCGCATGGTCTTCGGACCTGGTCTACGTGCACCTGCCCGTGGCCGGCTCTGAGGGTGTGAGTGACGGCGACGTCGTGCGGATCACCTCGGCCGCGAATGACGCCGCCCTCGTTGACCTCGAGTTGGCGGTGACGGGCCTGCACGTGGAGACGAATGCGACCGCTCGCCGCATCCCCTGCCGTCTGGTGACACGCGATGCCTGAGTGGGACACGTCGGAGGTTCATGCGCTCGCGGCACGGTTCCGCGCTGCTCCCCCGAAGGCGATGGCGGCGATTGTGCCGGTAGCCAACAAGGCCGGCGTGAACATGAAGCGTGACATGAAGCGTGCCGCGTCAGGGCACAGCCACCTGCCCGGACTGTCTCGTGCGGTGTCGTACGACGTGGAGTCGTCCCCGGCCGAGGTGAAGGTCACGGTGGGTTTCGACAAGCGCGGCCAGGGCAACTTGGCCAATATTGCCGCGTTCGGGTCGGTCAACAATGCGCCGGTCATGGACATCATGGCCCCGCTCGCCTCTGAGGTGCCGAACTTCATGCGGTGGGCGGCGAAGGTGGTCGGGGAGTCGATGAAATGACGCTCGTCGAGGACGTTGCCGCTCGCCTGAGGGCTCAGGTGCCGTCACGCGCCGTCTACGAGCTTGCGGTCCCTGATGGCCCGCTCCCGACGGCCTATCTGCTGTTGCGTGCGGCGCCTTCGGATGAGGCTGGGCAGCGGATGACTGACACGACGGATCACGTCATGTGGACGGTGCGTGTGCTGTCGGTGGCGCGTCACGTGGACCCGTTCAAGGCGGCTCGTACCGCGGACGTGGGGTCGTCGATGGCGCGCACTGCGCTGCGGGACTACCGGCCGTTGCTGGGGCCGTGGCGGATGCGTTTTGAGTTGTCAGCGGATGCGTACCGGGACGAGTCGCTGCCTGAGGCAACGTTTGTGGCTGCGATTCAGTACGCGGTTCGCACTTCTCTGAACTGACCCACCTCAACCCATCACCCCGTGAGAAAGGGGCTCTTCGTCATGCCCGATTTCGTCCGTGTGCGCGCCGAGAACGGTGCAGAGATCTCCATCCCCGCCTCTCTTGCGGAGGCAGCCGGCGTGAAGCCGCTGACGAAGCCGGCAGTCGGGAACGACGGCCGTCCGCTCACCACCAAGCTCCGCGTCGCCAAGGGCGCGGTATCAGCCGACCACATCCACCCCGAGGCGTCCACTGCCTCCGATGCCCAGGAGGGCTGACCTGTGCCGACCATCATCACTGGCGTTGCATCCGACGAGACGGTTTCCGTCAAGTGGGTCCCGACGATCGCCGACGTGAACGCGCCGAAGTTGGCGACTGAGATCAACGCGGCTACGTCCGTCACGTTGGAATGCCTCCTGACGGAGACGTTCTCCCCGGACGCTTCTGTTGAGGTGGGTGAGGTGCGTCGCATGTGCTCCAAGCAGGTGCAGCAGCGCGGCGGGACCGTCACCCTCACCATCGAGGACCTGATCTACGCGTACGACCCGCAGGGGCTGGCCGCTGCGCCGATCAACAAGGCGTACGCCGCGCTCGTGCAGGGCGCCAAGGGCTACCTGGTGGTCCGGTGGGGCAAGCACGTGGACACGGCATGGGCGACCGGCGACAAGGTCGACGTGTGGCCGGTGGAGATCTCCTACGGCCCGGTGAAGCTCAAGCCGGAGTCGAACTCGGAGCTCAAGGCGAAGTCTGGCGTCCTCGTGACGGGGACTGTCGCCTCGGATAAGGCGCTCGTCGCCTAATCCCATGACTGGTGGCGGGCGCGTTCCCCGGCTGAGGCGCGCCCGTCACCTTCGCTCAGCCGTCATCAGCCGATCAGCCAGAAGGAGCACCCGTGTCATCGTCAGGACCGATCGAGATCCCCGACCTTCGAGCCCTGCTCGCTGAGGCGTCCAGGCCGTCTGCGACTGTCACGGTGCCCATCAAGCAGGGCCTGCGGGAGAAGATCGAGGCAGCGGAGGCCGAGCTGGAAGCGCTCGCTGAGAGCGGCGGCACCAAGCGCATGGGTGCGAAGTCCCCCCTGAGCGTGGCCGCGCAGAAGGTCCGGGCACTCGAGGCCGAGATGGCTGCCTCGGCGCTCACGTTCACGTTCGAGGCGTTGACGCACTCGGAGCGTGACCAGATCCGGCAGGACATGAGGGGTCGTGACAACCCCGACGAAATGAACCTGCGGGCTGTCGCCGCCATGTGCCGGAAGGTCACCCGCCCCGACGGCGCCGTGTACGCCGACACGATGACGTGGGAGGACTTCTCCGCGTTGCGTGACGCGATCGGGGTGCACACCTTCGCACTCACTGTGGACGCTGCTGCGGATAGGGCCGCCGGCGGCCAGTGGTCGGTCCCTTTCTCGCGCAGTGCCTCGCACATCCTCGAAACCGCGACGTAGCGCTTGAGGTGGCGGCAGCGATGCGTCTGGGAGTGCCACTTTCTGTGGCCCGAGGGTCGCGGCTGCCGGGCGAGGCGTGGTCCCCTCGGGACTGGGCGCTGGCGCAGGCCGCTGACATGCTTGATCGGGCACGCTGCCCGGGGTGTGGACATCCGACGTGGCTTTCACACGATCCTGCTCTAGAGCGGAAGTGGACGTCGCCGGCACCGGATCGTTGCCACGCCTGCACGGCGGTGGCGAAGCGGCAGAAGCAGTACGAGGGCGATGACGTCAAGCACCGTCAAGCGCTCACGTTTCGCGCTGAACTTCCGATCTAGCGTCGGTCGCTCTTGGGTTTGCCGAGGTTCTTGGACTCGATGTAGAGCCACCCGGCGAGACCCGCTGCTGCCACGGCATACCCGATCAGCTTCGTCATGACGCCGGGGTCTGGCAGCACCTCGCACAGTGCGATCCAAGCCAGGCCGAGGAGCAGTAGCCCAAGCCACTGGAAGCGCTGCGGTATCCGATCCATGCCCGCCACCGTACCGAAGGAGGTGCCCGCGTGTCCGCTTCTGATCAGACCGTGAAGGTCACACTGGTCGCGGTGAGCGGCCCGTTCAACAAGGGCATGGCTGAGGCGTCGTCGGCGACGTCGAAGTTGGGTAAGGATCTTGACGGCACGTCGGCGAAGTCCAAGGGCATGGAGTCTTCCTTGTCCGGGTCATCTGCCGCGCTTAAGGGCATGGCCGTTGGGGCCGCTGCGGTGGCAGGGACAGCTCTCGTGGCGTTCATGCGGGACACGGTTCGCGCAGCCGGCGACCTTGAGCAGTCCGTTGGTGGGGTCGACGCCGTGTTCGGCAAGTCGGCAAAGAAGATCCACGACTTCGGGAAGGGCAGCGCTGACGCGGTCGGGCTGTCGACCAACGAGTTCAACAAGCTCGCCACGGTCACCGGGGCGCTCCTCAAGAACAAGGGGCTCGATCACTTCGAGCAGAAGACCCTCGATCTGGTGAAGATCGGCGCTGACCTGTCTGCGACCTACGGTGGTACCGCGAAGGATGCCATTGAAGCGCTGAACGCGGCCATGCGTGGCGAGTCGGACCCGATCGAGCGGTACGGCATCAGTCTCAACGAGACGGCGGTGAACGCCGAGCTGGCAGCGAAGGGTCTGACCGGGCTGACGGGCGCCGCGCTGGAGCAGGCAAAGGCTCAGGCCCGGATCGACATCATCATGCGCCAGTCGGCGGACGCGACGGGACGGTTCGCCTCCGAGGCGAACACCCTCCAGGGGCAGCAGCAGCGGCTGAACGCCGAGTGGGAGAACGCTAAGGCCGCGCTCGGTCAGGCACTGCTTCCGACGCTCACGGGTATGACGTCCGCGTTGCGTGAGGGCGTCCCTATTGTGGTGGCCGTTGCGAAGGCGTGGTCCGACCTGCCCGGGCCGGTGCAGGCAGCGCTTGCCGCTGTCGCCGGGTACGTGGCACTGCGTGGGCCAATCAACGGCGCCACGGCCAGCGTCGCTTCAGCGTTGCAGACAGTGCGTCAGGCGGGCTCTGCCGCAGTCGAAGCCCTCGGGTATGCCCGTCAGGCTGCCGAACGCGCCGGGGGTGGGTTCAAGGGCGCAGCCGAGGGTGTGCGCACCTTCACAGGAGGCATGGGGCAACTGCGGCTGTCCACGATGGACATGGCAGCAATCGTCCTGGCCGAGGCTGCGGCGTTCGACGTGCTCGGGAAGAAGCTTGCCGAACTGCAAGGCATTCGCCCGGTGGGGCTGGAGGCGGCCAAGGCGGCGATCATTGACGGGGCTGGGGCGACGTCGCACTTCGGTGATCTTCTTGACACTGCCACCGGGAAGATGTCCACCTTCGACACGTGGGCGAACCGACTCGTGGTGCCGACGCGACTGTTCGGCGGGGCTATGGACGCGTCTCGCGAGTCCCTGTCTGCCTACGACTCTGCCCTTGCTGATCTCGTGTCTTCGGGGAATGCAGAGTTGGCTGCACGGTTCCTCGCGGATGCCGGCGTGAACGCGGGCGAGGCGGCATCCAAACTGCCGTTGTACGCGGAGGCGCTCAAGCGCGTTGACAACGACTCGAAGTTGGCGACGACGTCCCAGGAGGGCATGGCGCGGGCCACGGCTCAGGCCACGCAGGAAGCGGAGAAGGCCGCTGACGCTATCCGGAAGCAGGCATCTGCGGCCCTCGAACTGGTCGCGGCGCAACTGTCGGCGTCCAACTCGGCCGTCGCCTATGCGCAGTCGAGCGCCAGCGTCGCGGACATCATCGCCAAAATCCAGCAGGGCACCGAGGGCTATGCCGCGACGCTCGACCTCACAACCGAAGCCGGCCGCAGGAATCAGTCTGCCCTCAACGATCTTGCGG